CCCAAAATACTAGTTCTTGTTTTGCAGCTGGATTTTCGTAGAAACAAATAGTAAGATTTACAGGCTTGTTTCTAAATGATATCTGTATTTTATTTTCCTGTTGAGCCAAAGCCTCCTTCTCCTCTACTTGTTTCTGTTAATTCATCTACTTCTACGCAATTGAAATTAGGTACTGGCATTATAATAAGCTGACCTACTCTATCTCCTGTTTTATATCTTCCACCAATAGGACCATTCATCTCCTTAAATCTAAGTTTTACAGGACCTCGATATCCCGAATCAACAACACCAACACAATTTGCTAATACTAAATTTGTTTTTGAAACTGAGCTTCTAGGAAACAAAAAGCCTACATGACCTTCAGGTATTTCCATAGCCAATCCTGTATCATATTCTACATAAGTCTCTGTTGATGTCCAACCTACACATGTTAAATCCATACCTGCATCGCCTTGTTTAGCGTATGATGGTATTACTGCGTCTTCATGTAATTTTTTAATTTTTATTTTCATTATAAACTATCTCCAATATATTTCCATTTAATACTTGTATTCCTTCATTTAACTTTCTATTCATTACTTCTTCTGAATATAATCCTAGATTCTTTTTTAAGTAAACCTTGAATCCACTGTCATGAAGTTTGTTTGCATTACCAATATCATCGTCTAAACAAAATGCTACTTTTTCAGGGTCAAAATTATTGATAATATATTTTTCTTTTTCTTCGTCAAATACAATTGCATCATAACAAATGTCATTTTCCTTTAACCAACTTAGAGTATCTGAATATATTCTAAAGTATTTTTTATATGGCCTTGCTGTTAATAAAACAACATTGTAATTTTTACACGTTTCTTGCATAAATGCTACAGCACCATCAAGTACATCAAGCTTTCCTTTAATACCACATGTTCTATATTCAGATTTTATTCGATACTGCTCTTTTTTGTCAACCTCTGATTTGAATTGAGCAAGACTTTTATATCCTGCCCATTTCAAAAAGCCTCCTGGCCAGTCTGCAAGAACACCATCTATATCTATAAAAGCAATTTTTTTATCTGATGCTTTAATTTTTTTCATAACCTCTTCTTGGTTAAATTTAGCTTCAACAACTTTTGATTTATCAATAAATTTTTGATGTAAGTCTTCAACATTAAACCCGTTTAACTGAATTATTCCAAAAAGATATTTTAATACATCAACACACTCTTCAAGTACATTGTCATTAACATCCTCAGATTTTTTAGATGTGTGCATCTTCCAGTCTATTTCGTCAAGTACTTCATATACTTCTTTTGAAAGTGCTAGCACATATTCTTTATTCCATTTTACTTTTAGTTCCTTATTATTTCTTACATCATCAATTGTAAGACCTTGTTTTGCAAAAAACTTTTCAGTAAATCTTTCTTGTATTTCAAAAATTTCTAATAATTTGTCCATGATAATACTCTATCTAATACTTCGTTTGCTTTCATTTTATGACTCCACTGTGCAAACCTACCTAACAGTGAAACATTATCCATTGTTTCTATATTTTGGCTTTCTTTTATCTGTATTGGAAGGTTTTCAAATTTCATTAAAATTTTATTACCTTGTATTTCATTGCCTTCAATAGGGTCTACAGATTCGTATACCATATAATCTCTAAAATATGTACATCTAGTCCAGTTTGTATCTGAAGAATATATGTAGTCATAAAATAAAGATGGGTGCTTTTTGTCAGCCAGCATATCATCAATACTCTGTGTATATTCTACTTTATAAAAGCACTTTTTTGATGTAGACAAATCAAAAGGATATTGGTCAATAGCCTTGTTTACTGCACAAAATATATTTAGATTTAACGTGTTGATTAAATTTGAATAGCTACCTTCTACACCGTCATTAAATTCTATAATCTTTGAATGAGGGTCAAATGATTTTACAGATTTTTCTAAAAGCTGGCCCCGTTCCTTTATTATTTCTAGTAAAGTTGTAAATAAAAATTTATAACTATCTTCTCCTAAATCATCAATTTCAATATGCTTTATTTCTTTCATGCCTTCAGAAAGAAAACTATTTTCAGATTTATCTACACCTCTTGTTTTCTTAACGTAATCTTTCTTAAATGATTTTGATGGTGAGTCGCTAACATTTCCATTTTCATGATAACCTATAACTGCAATTTCAGTATGTACATCTCTACTAGGAAATACTTCTTTAATAAATCTTTCCATATTAGGTGTCCATTGCAATAACCGTGGTCCTGGTATGAAAGGTATGTTTAACTGACCTAGTGGCGTTTGGTCTACAAGCCAATGGTCTTTCAGATAATACGCCGCTATAATTCCAGCGGGTCCTCCTCCTAAAATATAATTGTTGTCCATTCTATAACCTCCTTATTATGATATAATATAACAAATTTTTTCCACATATAAAAATTATTTATCGAAAAAATCTTTTAATTCTTGTTGAGACGGATATGAAATTCTACTTCTGCAAAAATCACATGTCCATTTTGGTGTTCCTTTTTCGTCCATCTCTATTTTCTTTTGTTTGTGTGTACAATCATTTTGAATCTTTTTTATCTCCATCTTCATATTTCGTATTTTTTCGTTTAACTTGTTCACGTCCATTGGATTTCTCCTGGTTCTTATTTTCGTTAACCAAAAATTGTTCGAAATATAACTGTTCTATCCAGTCGCGGCTATGTAATTTCACAACTTCCTCCTGCACAAGCCAATTCGCCTGATAGATTTGTTTCGTCTTCCAACTCAACTATTTTTGTTAAATCTACACCTTTCAAAGACTTTAACATTTCTTCGTATTTTTCTTTTGTAATGTCTTCAAACGGTGCTTGAGTATATGTACCACCATCATAAGGTAATACAGAAAGACCATTATAGTATTTTCTATTTTGCCACATCCAATCACCTGCTAATTCCCAATCTTCTTGTTTCAAAGAGACTGTTGCAGATACATTATGAGTATTAGAGCCACTTCTATGTCCTGTTTTTACCCATTCAGTTGCAACTTGCTTTACTCTTTCTAATAATTGAAAAGGTGATTCTGTTCTTAATATAGAGCCTTCAGGTGATTTTTGCGGTATTTGAATTACAGCTGTATCATGAGGTCTGAAGTATTCGTCCTCAACAAGCTCTGGGTGATTTTGTACTAGATATGGATAAATTGATTCGTTTTTACCAACTCTAATTCTACGAATATAATAATCGTTATGCCATGCATGAATACCAGATGAAGTACCTAGAACCAAACTTGTAGTACCTGCAGGTTTAACTGTCGTTGTACGTGCTGAAGGTTTTATTCCTATAATTTTTGCTATTCTAGTATTTTCTCTTTTTACAACACTAGCGGCTTTTTTCATGTCATATCCTAATACTGTTCCAGAACCTATCCCTGTCATAGACACACCAATTAATGCGTCCTTTTCTGTTGTCTCTCTCCATATATCTCTAAGATAATGAAACTCTGTATATCCTGCTTGAAGCGTACCAATAAATGCAGCTGCTTTAACTCTTTCGTTAAGGTCATCTTGTGATTCTATATTTGAAACGTTTACTTCACAAAGATTGCAAAACTGAAAAGGTCTTAAAGCAATTTCACAACATGGGTTTGTTCCCCAGTCTTTGTCATTGTTGAAATAAATCCCTGGTTCTCCAGCTCCTGATAATTCTACTCTTTTCCACAGGTCCATAAAAAATTCTTTAGTAATTTTATGTCTCATTAAAACTGCTGAATTATTTGCTCTACCTCTTTGTGCGTTTAACTCCCACCAATTACCACTTTTGCAACTAATCATTTCGTCGTCATCTGCATTGAAAAGTGAAATTAAAGCAGCTCTTCTAATACCTCCGGCTAATACTGCGTCTGCTACATGACAGACAATATCATGCGCTTCTAAAGTAGAAAGTTTAGAGCCATTTTCTTTTTGCTCTAACATTCCTGTTATTTTTAGAATACATTCTTTAAGTGGTTGAGGACCTGGAGCCTTACCACCTGACGTTACAAGCATTGCGCCTTTAGGTCTAATATCTGAAAAGTCAAATTCTACTCTACTTCCACCTCCATTCATATATGATTTCATAAGAACTTTAATAGCGTCTGCCCAACCTTCAATAGAATCTCCGATTAAAAATCTACGTTTTCTTTTTGGATACGGCTTTTGTATTACAGGTAATTTATTTACGTGATGTCTTTGTACTGAATATCCTACACCAGTACCTCCTAATAATAAAAACATTGTTTCACTAAACGCATCGATATGGTCAATTGGAAGATATGCGCAATTATAAATTCTGTTAGGAGATATTTCAATTGGTTTACCACCAAATTGCAATGACCTCATAGATGGTAATATCTTTTTATCATAAACTAATTTATATTTTTCCTCTATTTCATCTTTCAACATAGGAAATTTTTTCTGATGCATTTCCTTGTTTCTCGTTACTAACTCGTGCCATGTTTCTCTTCTATTTAACTCTTCGTTAAATTTAGCGTACTTCATATAGACTGTGATGTCTGATAAAATCTTATTTGATATTTCCATAGTTCTTCCCTTTATTAATTAAGTCTGAAAAAATTAGCCGGTCCGGTAAGACCAGCTGTTTGCTAGTATAAATATACTAGTCATCTAATTCCTCAAACCTTTTTTTCATTTCTTTTCGTAAGTATTCTTCGTGATTTCCCATTTGTGTTTTCAATTCAGCACCTCTTACAGAATTTTGGTCATAGACATTAAAACTACCATTGTTTGTATTTATTTCACTAGGAAAAGTAATACCATCTGGACCAAATCTATTTTTTATAATATGAATTCTACCTGTACCCGATACTTTATCTTCGATTTTTCTACTTAATGACATAACAAAATCTGCTGTCATAATTTTAGAATACGATTCTGCAATTTTATCTGCTTGTATTACATTTTCTTGTAGTGCAGACCTATTTGCTTGTGACGCTGTCCATACAGGTACCTCAAGTTGACCGGCCAAACCTCTCAACTCTTCATAGATATTACCTAGCTCTAGTCTATATTCTTTACTTCCGCCGTTTCCTCTTAACAAATCTGCATAATCAACTATAACCATATCTGGTTCTCGACCTAATATCTTATATCTTTCTACATGAGAAAATATAGTAGATATCGCGGCTGTTTTTGTTGGATAGTATTTTATAACCAAATTACCTTTTATATCCTTTACTGTTTCTTTTACAATATCGATGTTATATTTTAATTCTTGATTTGCAACGCCTGTTAGTACTGAATCATATCTCAATCCTACATAAGCTTCATTTAATTCTAATGTATAGTGCAGTACATTCATTCCTTTTTTTATTGCCTGTGCTCCTAGATTTACAAGTAGAAAAGATTTACCAATACCAGCTGGAGCAACTACTACACCTAACTCACCTTTTCCTAAGCCACCATCCATAAGATTGTCTATTACATCCCAGCCTGTTGGTGTAATAAGTCTTGTTGCTTGGTTATATCTTTCCTCTACAGAATCTACATAATCATGACCAACATTTCTTTCTGCACCTGCAGTCATTGCATTATCAATCTTTCTTTTTATATCGTCGTATTTTCCTGATTTTAATAATTCAACAGAATCTATGATAGCATTTTTCAAAACTTTGTTTTTACAAAAGTCTATTGTCTGCTCCATTACAAATTCCAAATCTTCAGAATTTATATATTTATACGCATCTTTTATATTTGCTACAACACTCTTCTTTAATACCTCATCAGATATCTCTGATATTTTAACCTTCATTACTTCTGCCGTAGGTTGTGTCTTATATTTTAAGAAGTATTCATTTATTGCTGAAACTAAAAATTGATTAGATTCATTTTCGAAATATGACACATCAAGTATATCCTGTACTTGCTGTAAAAAATTCTTGTTCTTAAGAAGACACGTAATTATTTTTATTTGAAACGTATAACCAAATTCACTTAATCTATCACTCATAACTTTTCGCTGCCATTACATCTAAATGAAAGAAGCATTGTCTTAACCACAAATCAGGATTTCTAATTGCTGTGTTTAGTTTATCTTCTAACATCATTTTTTGAAATTGAAACTTAACCAATCTATTGACTGGTTTTTTTACTATATCTATAATTTCTGATTTTGAAGCGCCTGATATATTAACGTCATTAAGCTGCATTAATTTATAGTTTAATTCCAATATATCTCTACTTTCAGATATCGACTTCATTATTTTTGATGTGTCATCTGATTTTTCTACAAAATCTAAAATATCATCTGTTGTTAATTTTTTATTATCAAATAATATAGGTATGCGTTTTTGTAATGTCTTTACACCTATACCTTTTATCCCTGGTATATTATCAGAATCATCACCTGTCATAGTTCTATATAATAAAAAATTATGAGCAGGTACTTTGAAGTCATCTAATACAGTATCTTTGAAATAATACTTTTTCTTTGTTGGAGACCATACAGTCACTCTATCACTTACCAACTGCATAAAATCCTTGTCTGTTGACATGATGTAAAACTGGCTTTTAGGATATACCTGTTCACAGATATAAGCCATTGCGTCGTCGGCCTCTATATTTTCTGGTGATAGTAATGTCACAGGTAAAACATCAAGGTATTGTACCAATCTTGATATTTGCTGAGACATTG